AGGTCTTTTAACCCCGACATGAGTAAATCATTTCCCTCATGTTCGCGTTCTCGCGCTGTCACATTTTTGGTGAGTTCCGTGTTTAGGATACCAATCTCATTTTAGAGATTGGGAAAAATATCACCCTAAACTTAGTTCGATGGGCAGGTGTATTACTACAGCTGGTGACCATAAAATGGAAAACACTTTAAGTGTTGCTGGTGCTTGAATTTGTGTTTGAAGCTCTGTGCTTCTCGAATCTTCGATGTTGTTCGTGTGCTTTCAATAATGTTGCTATTTCTTGATTAGCCCAAGGTACTTGCATTAACATATGGAAATCATCTCCCCCTGATACTGTGATCGTATCAAATGTAACTAGGGATAATGTTACTGTTAATGGAAGGGCTTTTGTGTGTGCTGAGCCCACGTACAACCTGCTTAACCCGGCTCCTACGCAATATGGTGCTGCGCAGTACCAGGGTAGCGATATTGCTTCCTGTAAAGGTGCTGTTGTTGCAGTTGTTGAAGCTGGTGACCATCCTTGATCGATCCTGAATGGTGCACTAGCTACTGCTAAGTAGAATCCGTCCCCGTTTGATGTGGTATTTCCTTTGTGTACATGGCGCACTATAATGCTGCCTCTGCGCCACATAAAGCTGGATGCTATGATGCTGTGAAACGTCACGCGTCCAGATTGATCTCCGGGTGCTTGGATTGCTGCGTATTCTACTCCCCTCTTGAACATGTCGTTGACTGAGTCAACTACTTCTGACATGGCCATTCCCACTTCTTGTGACATCGATTGACCTGGTGTGATGCCGTCGAAAGTTTTGGAAAACCTCTCTTTAAGACTACACTGTTTTTGAAACAATGATAGATCCTCGTCTTTTCGAGATGTTTGTGCTCTTTTGATGTTCAGTGCGTTTTGCGCTGCGGGTAATAAAACTGCAAATTGTGTGTCTTCTCCTCCTGCTCGAAATATATTTACGTATGCTACGGCTGTTGAAGGTGATGGTGCTCCTACTATTGTTGTTAATTGTTCTATGTAGAGAGTGGGAATCAGATTGTTGCTGGCTTGTTGATCAAACCATGTTCTCCAATTCAAATATGGGACAATAAAATCGACCCATGTGTCTCCTTTGACATCTATTTGCTGTGATGGCACGTTGCCTACATCCACTAGGGATGAGCTCCATTGTACTCTAATACGTGCTCGAAATGAGTAAAATGCTGGCATGCAGAAATATATTGAAAATTTTATTGATCCTCTCCAATACTTGAAGTTTGTTGCTGCTATAGCCAGGTAATCTGGATAATTGGTTGTGAAACCTACCCCTATGTTAAGAGGTGAAATTTGTGTTGACCAGATTGTTGTTGATCCATTAAATACGACTGTGTCATACAGCATTGGCTGGCCACAAAATGTTTTGAAAGTTTTGTAGCTTGTGTCCATGCCAAACATATTCGGTGATACTTTCATCTTTGGGTGCTGATACAAACTCAAAGATGTAGCATCTGTTATGCCTGCTGCGTGATTAATATCGTTAAAGTACTGTGGTATGACAGGATGATTGGCCTGTGTAGATAATGGCTTATCTAATTCAGTTCCGAAAATAGCATTGATTCCATCTGCTATTACTGACCAAACTCCTCCTACTACTGGAATTCTTCGTACTATTTGTGAAGTGTTTCGAACTACACTTCCAACGGCTGCATCTTTGCCTTCTCTTGCTTTTGCCGCTGCTTCATCGTCTTGTTTTTTCATTGCTCGTTGTGCTGCATTTAATCCATTTGAATCCAGTGCTCCCATTTTTCCTGATTGAGACTGAAATCCTGAAAGGTCCACACTTTCTAGTGTGCCCCAAACTTCTACTGGTATTGCTGCCGCTACTGATGTTGATGTTGTCAACAGTGTATTTAGTGGTGTAAAATAAACGTAGGCGTGTTCTGCTGATGTATTTGTTATCGATTGCGTATCCATCCAATCTTCGGGTGATAGATACGGAATTGTCAAACTACAACTGTCCTGTTTTGATGCTGAAAGCACTATGCCGTGATATGCTGATATGGATTGGACGTCCCGTGGCTCTGAGCCATTCATACAGGGCATCCAACCCACTATCGCACTTCCTTGATGGTACGGCGTGCTTATCATTTTGAAATCTATTTTGAAACAGCATCTGATGAGTCGGTACAACTTTAAGAGTGTTGCCACCCCTGTACTCACACTCAAATGTCCCATTAAAGGGATTACTTGAACTGTTGTGGATGAGTTCCATGTAAATGTTGTTAGTAAAAAGGCTCGTGATGTGAGACTTTTATAATCCGGTATGGAAAACGGATTTGATATTGGCCTTCCTTCGTAAAGGAGGCAATCATTTGTTTGTAGATCTGCCGAGGACTCCTTAAATACGGTTAGTCCTTCGATGGCTACTACTTGTGGTTGATTATCGTTTGCGATATCTACTGATTGCTCAGTTTTTGATGTTGATGTTGGTGTTGCGAATCCTCTCTCAAACGCAATCCGGGGAGGCGCCCGAAAAGCTTTTTAGGGTTGACGAATCCTTGTACCCGATACAGAAGCACCTCAATTAAGTGGTTGTCATGCTTCCTTACGAATTAGTACTTCGGCCGCTAGGCGTTTTATTGCGTAGCTAAGTTAGTTTTGTAGCCTTCCTCAAGCCCCGGTGTTACTGTGCCGGCCACGATTTGACATTTACGTGTCCGAAGTGGCACGTGCGACTATGTCGGCTCGCTGTTCTTCATATGTGGTGCGAATTATCCAACTAGATCCAAACATTATCTCATCTTTTAAGTATTCATTGATATGCTTTAAAAGCTCATCATGTTCTTGTTTTGAGTGTCTGGCCATCTCGTTAAGTGCTATTTTGAAATTCTCCATCATTTGTTGTTGCGCTGACTTTTTGTCCTTTGGTTTTCTTATATATTGCAACATACCTATTATTGACTGTTTGTCAAGTGGACATAATACTACTCCTTCGTCCTTGAATGTTCTTGCTAGAAATCTGCTGTGTTCGACTGGCGTTGTTTCTGTTGAAGTAGTTTTATCTGGATTTGTGCGGATGTGATTGAACATCTCTGCTGCAAGCTCCCAAAGGGCTCGCCTATTGCAAAGTAGTTCCATATCTTTCTTAAGTTTCATGTAACTATCATCTCCTACAAATCTTGCTTGTGCAATTTGATCGAAGTCACGTCCTGTTAGTTTTTCAACCATACAGCGAGTCGTTGCTGAATTGCATTCTGTGTTTTTTAAACATGTTTGATCTATGCCTGATGGCATGAAAGGGGCGTAGTAGATTTGATTTTTAACTACTATCGCACAATGAAAACATCCCATATTTGTTGCGTAAATCAATTCCGCATGGTTTATCATCATTGAACTTGCTTTGTTCGTGTGTTCCGGATCCCATTCTAATATAACTGTTTTGTCATATAGATCATAATGGTTACAATGTGCCTTTGTCGCAGGCATAACGTATTCGGTGACAGGAAAATTTACGTCGAATTTTTTAACATCGTCGTCATAAATTCCCGTTCCATCCATTGTTGCCATTTCTTCTTTGATCAACTTCCAATCGGAAGAGTATGGATTACAGCCCACTGCTGAGTCTGTATCTATCCAATCTCTTTCCATATTTCCAGTATGATCGCCGAATATCATTTTACTAATGATCATAAAAGCAAAGTTTCCCATGTAAAAGACACGGGTCTTGCTCTCTTCAAATTGTTGATTGGTTCTCAACTCATCTTTAAGACAAGTGAGTACCCAATTTAAAGGTATTTTCTTTTCTACTGTTACTACATAAAACCAATTGTAAATGAGTCGATATATTATAGGTGATAACCAAACTCCGTGCGTTAAGTTAACCCATGTGGCTGTTACATCGAACCCTTGAAATTCTGCTGCTTCTTGATCATTGAAGCATACGTATGCTCTCTTCAACTTTGCAAATTTTTGCAAATAAAATCCTGTTGAAGTACTACGTTTTATTGAGTGTGCGTGGGGATCATTTCTTAATCCTAGTATTGCTTCCCACATTGGGAGGACACGTGATGTTCCTTTAAGTTTTTCATTATAAATTCCTTTAAAATGTCTTTCTTTTACGTATCCACCCCATTTCACTTCTTTATCTTTGAATACATCTAATCCTATGTCCATAGGATCCACTCCACCTTTTGCACTTAAACGTGCTGGTCTTAATTCCATTGGGTATGGTGGTGGTTTGATATATGTTTTTCCGTTTGCCACAATTTCTGTGTCTTCTGTAAACATTGTTCTCATGTATTCTGACTTTGTAGGCCATACAAATTGATGATTATCAATTGTTCCTAAACATAAAAGTCCGTGTTTCGATTGTCCTCCTTTCATGTTGACAACTACTGCTTTTTCATGTTCTGTTAATATTAAAGGTGCTGTTGAAATTTCAAATTTTGAACATTGTGTTTCAAAGTCGCCTATTAGTGGTGTTAAAGTATTTTTCTTAAATTCAATAATGTCTTCTTCTGTTACTTTACCTAACAGCGCGTATTCTCCTTTTCCTCCAATATGTAATAAGCCTATTTTTCTTGCCACTTTAGGATTAAAAATTATATATGGCCTTCCACAGTATCCTCTACATGTGGTTTCATCCATTTTTAAAATTCCTACATCCTTCATTGGTCCCGAATCTGTTCCTTGATCTGAACTCAAGATTCGTATGCCTTGAGGGCTCTCTACTAATGTTATTGTTTCAAAGCCATTAACGTTGACTTTGTCTACTCGTTTGAAGCCGGTGACTTGATCTAAATCCATTGCTCTTGTTACTAATAATGATGTTATAGATCGAACCATGGGCAATCCTGGAAAGTAAACTAATGCTAGATCACTTTGACTGTGTTTGACGCCAGGTTTTGGTGGATTAACTGGTGCCCAAATTAGTGAGTTTACTACATAAGATTGTTCTACTGTTCCTGAAAGTGATGAAACATATAGCATATCTGGTTTCTCTTTTAAAGTATGTGCTGACATACAGAAAAGATTTGCTTCAATTCCTAAAGCATAACCTCCTGATTCTTGTCCCCCTTTGATGGCTCTAACAAAATATATGTTCTTTGCTATTATTGGGACTAAATCTTCTGCATTTTGATCTTGATACTGCTTTTGAAAGTCCTTTAATTGTCCCATTTTGGGTAGTGCTCGTGCTTTTGCTAGTTGTTTCTGATATGCGTTAATTTGTGGTGTTCCTGATTGCTTGTCCATTTTACCAATAAATTCTTGATTTATCTTTCGTGTTTGATCTATGGACTGGTATATGGAAATTGCTGCTCCTGCTACAAACAATGCTATTCCTAGCACTGCTATTACATTACGTATTAATGTTCCCAATGACATCAGCTTGCTTTTTCCTCTCATCTTGCGTATTTGTTTTTCATTTTCTAAATCATAGAAGAATTCTAGTTTACAAGATGATGGTAATGCGTAATGACCATTCAATTTGAGTTTGCTTTCTACATTCCAAATTGCTTTAAGATCATCGAACTTTACTGGTGGAAATTTAGAAGTCCCTATTGCATCTTCATAAGCCTTTTCTGAATACCAATACATCGGATTTGTCAACCCAATATAAGGTGCAAAATGGGGATTCATTTCGTTGCCTTTTGTAAGTTTCATTTGTCGTTCAACGCTTATTATTCCAAATCTAATAGATAAATCTTCCCACGTGTTTTTGATTCGTGGAACCATCATGTACGCTGGCGGCTCTCCTTTTGGTCTTCTATAGTTATATTCAAGTGTTCCCACTCCATTAACTAAAAAATCGTGATCCC